TCCAGAAACTGTATATTTTAATTTATTTTCGGACTCTAATAAAACTTCATCTCCAAACTTAAAATTATAATTAACAGTCAGTGGTCTGATAGAAGTTCTAAATGAAGCATCAGATCCAGATGGTTTTACTCTAATAGAAGATGAAGTGGAATATGCAATACCTGGATTTACAACTATTACACTTGATATTGAACCATTTGTAACAATTGGTCTAACTATAGCTCCTGTTCCAGCGCCAGTGGGGTCGAAAACTTCTAGATCTGGAATTGAATAATATTCCGATCCACCATATTGAACACTTACAGATTGAACTTCTCCACCAATAATATTAGGAACTACATTACCGTCTTTTCCATTTTTTATTGTAATAATAGGATTCTGCTGATAATTTAATATTGTAGATCCGTATCCAGAACCTTTTTCATAAAGATACAGATCAGTAATTTTTCCTTTAACTACTGGTGTTACTACCAGTTCTTGATATTGCTGTGTTGCAGTCGAAAATCCAACTGGATTATACTTAATAGATACTGAAATGTTTGGATAATTAAAATATTGATATCCAGAACCAGTATCAGAAAATTTAACGTAATCACCTCTATCAAATTCAGTTGTGATTGTTCCTCCAATACCAGCATTACAGATTCTAAAAGAATCATCATCAATTTTAATAACAAAGTATTGATTGTTAGTTGAAATACCAGTTATCGCTGTGGTTTGAAAATCATATGTTACTAATTCGCCCGTATTAAATCCATGATTTTTAAAACTAATCGTATTGTTTTCTGTAGAAATTCCTGAAGTGGGTACTGTAAGTTTTCTATTAGTATATCCACTACCACCATTAATGATATTAATATTAGATATCTTATTCTTAGGTACTGCTGTTCTGAATTTATGAATTCCATCTGTTCCAGTAGAAAATCCGACCGTATTAATTCCTAAGGTATAATCTGATAATTTATTGAAAAGAGATATTGTAGTATTATTTTCAATCTTGGCAAAATATGATGAATTATTTGAAAGTGTGGATCCTCCTGTAATAATTAAATTCGAATTTCCATTATTGTTGTATACTATTTCTTCTCCATCTTGGAGATTGTGATTAGAAGTGAATTGAATTCTATTCAATGATGTGCTTATACCACCACCATCAGTAGATTGTCTACCATCAAAAGAGATTGATCTAAACTTTTTAACTAAAATAGGTTCTATTGCAGCACCTGTCCCATTTCCTCCCAAAATATCAATTGATATTATTTTATCAATATCATAATCTTGTGTATCCACATAAACATCTGTAATTTCACCACTAACTACAGGTTGAACCAATGCCGTTGTTCCAGATCCAGTAGAAACATTTACTTGAGGTGGATTAATCACATCATAATTGCTTCCATTATTGAGAACTTTTACATAATCTAAAGGTCCATAATATACCCTATCAAAAGATTTGTAATTAGAAATTTCTACACCATTAATCAGCATTCCTGTTGTTCCTGGTACAGTGGTTTTACCAGGAGATTTTATTTTCGTATTTAAAGAAAACTTTTTAAATATCTTTTGAATGCCAATTTCATCCTCTCTTTGAGAATACAGTGAAAATGTGTGTGTACCTATCCCAGAAGTTGGTACAGAAAATGTTAAGTAGTCCGTTCCACCTATAAATGATCTGGAATTGTAAATCCTCATTTGCTTTGGATTTGACAAAATCTCAACATAATAAGATCCTGTATTCAACCCTACGAGTGGTGTTGATGATGGTTGATAGTAAATTCTATCACCAGTCACAAAAGGTATGATAGAATCACTCAATATAATTGAATACTTATTATCATTTATGTCTAATAATTTGCTTTCGGAATCAAGTGAAAATTTAAAAGTATCTTTAGTGATATTATATCTGTAACTATTATCTCCTAATATTTCTCCAGAAGGTAACGAGTTGGATGCTACGTATGCATAGTCGGAACCATCTGCATAAATGTTTTGAATATCGGATGTGACTAAATTGTTTCCAAATTCTATCGGAGTTGCAGAACTCTTTGCAGTGTTGATTTTTCTACGCAAATCATATTTTTTGGAAGAATTTACTGCAAAAGATCCACCAACCTTTACAGTATTACCCGAAATAATATTCTGAATATATGGATCATTGGTTTCTTGAACCAAAACATTACTATCTCTTTCCAATAATTCAACTCTGTCGCCAACTTTCAAACTTGATCTGTCAACATTACTTGAAAGAACGAAGTTAGAATCGAAAGAGTCTACCTTATATTTTGCAGCAGTATTATAAATCCAAGAATTTGCAAAAATTTCTTTATATGTCTTTTCCCCAGAAGGATTTTTAATTAAATCTCCAAGATTTTTAACTGATATGGTGCTTCCTTCAGTTACTCTAATATTTTCAGATTCTTTTACAAAATTTGAAATTACACCAAGTAATCTTACTTCTACTTTTTTGGATGTATCTCCGTCTTGATATATGTAATAGGTTTCATTTGATACAATTAGATCATTTTTTCCTATTTCGGATACAATTCCGGAACAGTTCAAAAATTGGTTAATACTTTTTTTACTATAAGATACGGTATTGTTTCCAGATATTAATGTTCCACTTTCCGGAAATCCTATTGTAGAATCTACGGTTAATACTTCAGAACCAACAGATGCTGATAAAGTTGATTTAGTGCTTGGAGTTATTGTAAAATTACCTTCAACTGCAGAAAATTGATTATATCCAATAAAAAGAAAAAGTTTGTAAAGTGTTTTAGAATCTCTCCTAAAAGGTTCTAAAGATGATATTGAAGCACGGGTTGTTTCATCAGAATTTTTTATTATTGTTTGACCAACTAATTTTGTAGCATCAAAATCATCTTCATCAAAATTTAAAGAAACAACTTCTGCTATTGCTACTTCTCTTTTTAAGTATTCTGAAAAAGATGGTTTGATTAGATATTGTTCTAAATTTACAACGGTTGGTTCTTCGCCATAGAGAACATTGAACAATATTCTAAATGATTCATCAGTTCCTTTTGAAGAATAAAAAGATTTAGTTTCTTTGAGAAAATTTGAAATTTTTAAATTGGAAGTAAAATTTATCTTTTGCAGTTCTGGTGTAAGAGTATATTTTATTTTTTCATAAAATTCTCTTAGGAACAAAGAACTTAAATTTTCTACCGTTGTTCCAGAACTGTGTGAAGATGCTGTTGTTTTAGAAAATATTAATTCTTCCTGGTCTAAATCTTGATGATATCCAGTAATACCGCTAAATCCACGAATACATCCAGTAAAAGTATTTCCACTAATTCCGGTATATGTTATAACTTCATCATCTATCTTAAAAAGACCATACTGACTCGGAAATCCTTTAGTACTTGATACTTCTATTGTTGTCTCTGAGGAAGTAATATTGGAAGATAGTGATGAACTATCCAGAATGACTTCTGGTATTAAATTATCTAACTCCAAATATTGGTCTAAATTTTCAGCAATATCAACTGGACCGCCCTGATATTCCTGAGATATGTAATATTGCTTTAAAAATTCCGATGCATTTGGATTTTCATCCAATATAAAACTTGGAAGTTGGCTCTCAATAATTTGTTGAACCTTAACTCTAGATTCAAATCCAGTATGTATCATATTAGTTTCTCGTTAAATTCCCGTTTGAATAACTTGATGTATAATATTCTCTTGAGAAGAGATTGCCAGTTATTTCATCGCCAGAAGCGATTACATCCCTTAGCATATTTATTTGACTTTTTGAAATATCAAATACCAAATATAGATCTTTTAATCCAATAACATCATTAGATTCTGGAAATGCTTGAATCTCTATAACACCATTTGGTCTGTCTGTAGACGTGATGTTTATTGTACCCAATTTAATTTCACCAGTGATGTAATCGACTGTTCCTGCAGATTTAGATATAATTCTGATAGTTCCATCACTAAGTGGTCTTACAATAGATAATGATCCAGTTTTCAAATCTGAATTTGGAACATCTGTTAGGTATACTGTATTTGCATCTCCAAAAACTCTGAATCCTGTTGACTTAATATTATATCCTCCAGAATTTGCATGGAATCTATTTCCAAAACACAATTCATACTGTGCAAATTGATTTAAAGATGCTCTCAAATCTCTTCTGATTATAACTTTACTAATGTTTGAGGTTATTGCAGAGTCTGTATTATCAATTATTTGAAGAACTTTACTATACTTAAATCTTCCTCCAAATTTATTAAGATCTAGAGACTCTGAATATTTTGTAAGTGAATTTACAACTCTTGTTTTTAAAGTATTTGCATTAGATATTTGAGAGTTGTTATAATAAACAGAAGAGTCTAATTCCACATATAGTATTTTAAGGTCAATAATTTTTTGATTAATGCCAGAAATAGTGTATTGTTTTAAATCACTAAGAATCCTTGATTTATCAAAATCTGAAACATATGTTCCATTTTTTGGTTTAATACTTAAAATAACATTTCCGTATTCTGGTGGATCTAATTCTTCGCCGCCAACTACAGCAACAGATTCTGTTTCTGGATAGATCTGTTTAATTATTGCCTCATAATCTCTTGATGTTACTGCTCTATTTTGCGAAGAATAAACTCTTGGTGCATAATATTTGATTGAATTGATGGACTCAATTTCAGACCCGTTAATAGCAGACTGAACCGTGGTTATTGATACACTACCCGGATCAACTGTAGTTTCAACAGAGTTAACTACTTTTACGATTCTTCCTGCAAAAGAAAATGCACTTGCACCATTTCCATCTCTACCATCTGTAACAATATAAGTAGAAGTTATGGATGTTCCGTCAGATCCAACTTCATCACCAAGTTTTTTGCCAAATATACCATCACCAAAAATAATCTCATATTTTTCATCTTGAATTTCTTGTATAAGGAAGATTCTAGATGATGCGGTTACATTTAAAATATTATCTACAATATCATATTCAATTCCAAGTCCACTTTCAGATGTTTTCTTTACATATACTCTTAGTGTGGAAGTATCAATATATGGATTGTTCAGAATAAATCTTTGATCTAAAGATCCATCATATGTAAATGATTTTGTTAAGTAAGTGCCTTGATATACATCTATCTCATTAAATTGGGCTACACCATTAACAACATTAGCGGTTATATCTTCTGGTATTGAGAACGTGTAGGATGTGTCATTTGCTTCTCCAACGCACACTAAACCACTCTTAAGGGTAAGAGTAGGAACACTCTCTTTAGTGGTCACAGAGAACGATATAGTTGCCTTTGCTGCTGTTCTAGAGCGTGGTACATAACCAATATTTTTTGCCAGAGATACAACGTTTTCACGAAGAGTTGCCGAGTCCAAGAAAGACTCATTAACAATCATATTACTGTTAAATGCAGTAATGTATGTGTTGTATGCAAGGGTATCAATTAATATTGAAAAGTTGGACCCCTCAAAATCAAAGTCGCTAAATGTTGAATTAGCACGAAGATAATCTTTGATCGAGGTCTTTATCTGGTCAAAGTCTAGATTGGTAAATTTAGTAAAAGGCATTTTTTATCTTGTTGCCTCTAAGAGGAATGTATATTCTTGTGACGGAAACTCTTGTCCAATAATATTGTATCCAACAATCACTTCAAATGCATTTTGATCTGGTTGTGGAGTTACCTCAACAAATACATTATTAACTCTTGGTTCAAAATTTTCTATTGCAATTGAAATTTGTCTTTGAATTACTGATGCAGTACCAAAGTCAACAAAATCAAACAGACTACCTCTAACATCAGAACCAAATAAAGGATTGAAAAATCTTTCTGTAGGGATGGTTTCTACAACATTCCTTACAGATCTGCGAATAGCATTCTCATTTTTTAAGATTTGCAAATCCTTTGTCACTGGATGAGGGACAAAGGATAAACTAATGTCTTTAAACGATTTGGATATCCTTTGTTCTGCCATTAGACTAGAGTTTTCTTGATTTTATTTATATTTACTTCCATGGATTACCATAATTTGGTTCTGTTCCGTATTCCCAGTCATCATAATCATCGTCATTACGAATTTTTTCGTGCAGTTCTGTCTGTTTTTTAAGATCATGATGAGGTGCAAGGTCGTGCATCACTTCTGTAAGCACTCTTTTTGGTTTTTGTTGCATTGAACCATAGTCTGAGGCGAGTTTTGTGGTTCCCCACATCTCTCTCATGTATTCTTTGTTTCTATCCACAGGTGAATTTCCCATTTTAGCTCCTGATTTACGTGAAATCAGAACTTTTAGAGGGGTTGCTATCCCTTATCGCTATTTATTTTCACGTTCTTGAGCGGTTTTCCAGTGATATTCGTCCTCATCACCCATACCAAGACGATCATAACCACATTCTACCTGATAATATTGAGTCGAAACCTTAAAATCGGGCATTTTTGGTTCTGCAGGTGTCAAACTATTGTCAA